AATGAATATTCATTGCTGAATTCAAACAAAGTAAAAAGGTAAACATTTCATTTAGATCATCAGTGTAGGAAATCGGATGGGTTGTCGTGGGACAATTCCGTGTTTTCTTCTGTATGACGCCATCGTTTCATAGTCTTGATAGATATGATCGGGTTGGTGTTTGAAATATTTGAGATTCCATTTTGGCTGATACTTGAGGGGTCCATGGTATGTTGAGATTAGTCGTCTGACTTTATCTATGGATGGAAATTCCTGCATGTATAGTGATAGTGGTATCTCTACTTCATCACGTGGAACGGAGCCTTGTAACCAGGAAAATGTTTTAATCCAGGCTTCCTTGCTAAGGTCTGCGTTTGGGAGATAAAGATTGTATATATCATGTAATAATTCGGAAAGTGTTTCATCTTCTCCGCATGATGCGAGATGAATTCCAATGGATCTCATGGACATGTATTTCTCTTGAAATCCGTGTTCGGGATAGATAATTTGTCCAACAAGTTTGCCAATTGGTCGTTTGGGCATTCCAAAATTGCATTGATATTGTAGCGTTTCAATCTTGCTTCTTAATTCCGTGATAACACTCTTCTCTGGTGAGATGATCATGTTCCATCTTCTTTCGGCAAAAATGCCAAAGAAAGCTGTGAAATCGTAAAGTCGTTGGAGCGTCCAATGAGTGAATATTGTAGTATCATCACCCATAATGAACATCAGAATGTCGATTATTTCATCGTCTGTGCATCCAAATTCGATTAAAGCGTGTACAATCATAAAGATTGTGGTGTATGACTGAAAGAGTTGGGTTGGTAGTCTGCCTGAGCATTCTCCTCCATGTTCTCTTCTATATGCGTAGCCTTCGGCTGTAAGAAACGTCATATTCAGATTCCAATTCATATTGAAATTGATTAGATTGTCGAGTCTCTTATACATAAGGTCGGGGGTTAGATCCGGGTATTCGGGGTACTCATAAGTAGGCTGGTAGCCTTTGTTAATGATTAGTACTTCGGGTAGCCACTTGAGGTAAAAGTGCTTGTGGATATAGGCTGGATTTGATTGGTCTAAGTGTTTCCAATCGAATGTTCCGTATGAGTCGTAAAACTTTGCGGTCCAGTCTAAAAAGTGATTTGCACCTCTTAGTGTTTCTAGGCCATGCATGACACAACAGGAAGGTTTCCTAAGTTGTAGTAGTGCTGGTCCAAAAATCATAGTGTCTGCTATGTACATTGAATCATCAGTTGCGCATACTGGACGTGATTTAAGTCTATCTGGTTGAGAAATGTGATTTCGAGTGAACAGTATTGTAGGTCGTTCAGCGTAGTATTTCACGGTTGCTCTAATGTAGTCTTCAATTTCGTCATCGCTTGATTCTGAGTTAGGTGAAATGGGAG